TAACCTTGTTCCGATCCTGAATGTGTATGAGAACATCGTCCTGCCGGTGGAGCTGGACGGGGACACGGTGGATCAGAAGTTTTTGGACGAGATCGTTCACCTGCTGGGACTGGAAGATAAACTGAAAAATATGCCGAACAATCTTTCTGGCGGACAGCAGCAGCGTGTGGCTATCGCCCGGGCCTTGATCACCAAACCGGCTATTGTGCTGGCCGACGAGCCCACCGGCAACCTTGACAGCAAGACCAGCGCCGAGGTGCTGGGGCTGATCAAGCGTACCAGTGCGGAGTTCCGACAAACCGTTGTGATGATCACCCACAACAACGACATTGCCCGCCTTGCCGATCGGATCGTCCGCATTGAGGACGGTAAGATCGTGGAGTAAGGAGGTGGCAGGCTATGACATGGCCTTTTGAAAATGATATCAGCGGCATTGTAAAGCGCATATCAAACCGCAGTATATCGGCAAATCGAAAAAGAAATATCTTTATTGTTTTGACGATTGTACTTGCCAGCGCATTGCTATCTGCTATTGTACTCTATGGCTTTGGGGTTATGCAGGAAACGCAAAACCGCAACCAAAAAACAGCGCAGATTATGTATCATGCGATTTCTGAACAACAGGGACAGGAACTATACAAGCAAGAAGAAATTGCGTGGGTTGGAGAATTTTTCAACGCATTTTCTGAACAGGTAAACCATTCAACCGTGAACTTTACTTATGCAAATGCAGATATGCTAACATCCCAAAGTATGCCCTATTCGGGAGATTTACCAGCTTCGGAGAATGAAATTGTAGTACAGGAATCCTTTTTGGATAGTTTGGGCTATTCAAATGAATTGGGACAGACAATTCAAATCCCCTTTTCTGACGGCACTACCCATGATTTCAAATTGACGGGAATCTTAGATGTGAAAACCGGCGATATTGGGCGCTATACAGCCATTATATCGAAAGAATTAGTAAGGCAGCAGTATGGCGACGAGGGCATGATTGATTATTACATTGGGCTGAAAGGCGCTCAAAATATGAGCGAGGAAGAAGCCACCAACTATGCAAACACTCTGGCGCAGCAATTAAAAATTTCCGATGATAGTGTGATTGTCCGTTCCACATATTTTAACTTAAAGGACGAAAATCACGGAAGCGATATGCTGTTCTATTTCTTGATCGGTTTTGTAACTTTCATTGGTTCCGGCATTGTGATCTATTCGATTTTTTATATTTCAGTAGCAAGCAGTATCCGTAACTATGGACAGCTTCGCACAATCGGAACTACAAAACGACAGATCAAAAAGATGGTTTACCGCGAGGGAAAATTACTTGCTGCCATTGCTATCCCGATTGGTCTGGTTATTGGAAATGTGATTGGGTACTTCCTGATTCCTGCCGGTTGGTACTGGCTGACTACTTTATGTGTGACGGCCGGGGTTGGCCTTTTTGCATTTATTATTGTGATGATTGCTATTCATACTCCTGTAAAAAGAGCTGCGGCAGTATCTCCGCTGGAAGCATTGCGATATTCCGATTATCAAGGGAAAATGAAAGAAAGTTCCGTGTTGCACCGTAAAATAACGCCTGCTTCACTTGCTAAAATGAATCTGTCCAGACAAAAGGCAAAGTCCACTTTAACAATACTTTCTCTTTCACTCGGCGGAGTATTGGTTGTATTGATTTCGACAATGTTAGTTTCCTATGATGGCGTTGCAGAGGCAAGAGGCAGGGCGTTCCCTGTCGGTGAATTTAACATTCAGCTCAACGCAAATCAATCGTGGGACACTGCTGGTATTTCTTTGTCTGGATTGCAGCAAAAGAATTTTCTAAATGCCGATTTTGTAAATGCAGTAGAATCTATTGATGGCGTTACAGGAATCAAGCACTGGTATTACACGGACGCAGAATATCGTGTAAATGGTAATTCTGGAAAATGGATTCAGGGCTTTTGTCGAGATGAGCAGCCGAATTTGGAGAAAGAACGAATTGCGGGAACGACTGATTATGATGAACTGGTGGCAGGAAATGGAATTGTCTTGCTTCAAGAGCGTGCCGATCTCTATGATATTGAGGCTTCGTTGGGTGATACCGTCGAAGTGGACTATAAAACCAAATCCGGCCAAATTCGCACAAAGACCTATACCGTCATGGGCATTGTAAACGAATATTCTTACTCCGGCTTTTCAAAATGCTTTGCGCTTCCAGAGCAGCTTATGAATGAAGCGACCGGGATAGATTGCACAGGTACGATTTCCGTAATTACCGATATGGAAAAATTTGATACAGTTGAAGCTGCATTAAATCAACTGATAGACGGAAATAGCGATTTGGTTATGGAAACCATAAAAGAAAGTATCACTTATTATAGCGGACTTCAGCAACTTTCTTTCGGGGTATTGTTGATCGTGGCTGTTATTGTTGTGTGCTTTTCTTTAATCAACCTTGTCAATACGACAATCACAAACTTCTTATCCCGTAGGCAGGAAATTGGAATGTTACAGGCGATTGGTTTGAGTAAAAAGCAGCTTATCAAAATGCTGTGCTATGAGGGGTTAATGTATTCAGTTTTTGCTACGCTGGTAACATTGGTTTTGGGGACTGGACTGGGCTTCCTATCCGTACAGGTCGTTGTGAAAACGATGAATCCATACTTTTACTATTCATTTCCGTGGCTGATCGTATTGATATATTTAGCAATCCTGCTGATTGTGCAATTCACCTTGATTTCTTACACAACCGGAAATCTGAAAAAGCAATCTCTTGTTGAGCAAATCAGGACGATGGAATAGCCGTATGGGATCGGCGGGGCGGCGTGTGCTGCCCCGCTTTTTTCGCCATTTCTCAAAAAAATTTTTGAAATGTCCGAGCGTTGTAACAATTCAGCCTGTTTTTCTGTCGAAATCAAAGGCACCTCGGACATTTGTGTAACATTTGTAGTTTATGCTTGTGGTAAATCAATATTGGGGGTGAGGACACATGAAAAAGATACTGCTGATCGACGACAGCGACACCTATACATGGTGCCTGCAAAAATACTTACAGCACCGGGGCTACCCTGTGAAAACGGCTTGTACACTGAAAGAAGCGCGGGCCGCCATCCAAGAGGAAATGCCGCTGGTGGTCTGCTGTGATCTCGACCTGCCGGACGGTTCCGGCATGGACTTTCTGGCCGAGGTGCGGGCCGCAGACAAGGAGCTGCCTTTTATTCTGGCGTCCTGCCATGACAAGGACGACTACGAACAGGAGGCCAAGCGCCGGGGCGCTACGCTGTGCATGGACAAAATGAAAGGGCTGCTGCTGCAAGATAAGCTGGTGGAATATGCCTACCGGCAGTTATCCGGCGAAAAGGCCCCGACTTTTCACAAGCTGCTCTTTGTCCATGCGGAAGATACCAGCGCCGAAGTGCTGCGGGCCGCTATGCTGCAAAAGGGCTTTGACCTGATTCTGATTCCATCTATTGATGGAGCCAAAGAACGAATTATTGAGGATGAAGAAATTGAACTGATCTTATGCGAACTGGAACTGCCGGACGGCACAGCAATGGATCTGTTTCATATGTTGCGGAGGGTAGAGGGAATGTTCCAAATGAAGAATTCCCCTGTCCGGCTTCTGCCGTTCTTTATCCTCACCGAGAACAACGACCTTGCCACGGAATATGAATACCGGCATGAGGGCGTGAACGACTATATCACCGCCCCGGTCAATATCCCGGAGCTGATCCGGCGGGTTCTGTTCTTTGTGGAATGAAACGAGCTTACATATCAAAACATCTGCCTCCACAGCGGGGAAAAGAAAAAAACCGCTGACGGGCAGAGGATTTCGTGCGCTTTCCTGTATCACTGACGAATACGGCGGTTCAAGGCCGCCGTTTCTTTTTGCTAAAAAGCAGACCTCCAGATGACCCTCAGCAATCAGCATGGGCGGTGTATAGGAGGATACCGCCATGTCTGCAATATTCATTTGTAATAGCTATGACATATATCAATTAAAAAAAGCATAGGCCCTCCTCCGGGATATTATAGTTATCTATCAGTATTATCAATCCATATAAATCAGCATAATCATGGTGTTTTTTGTTGCGCCAGTTTCTCATTGCGAGAAGCTGGCGTTTCTTATTGTCGATTTTTAGGGAAACCTCCCGATGTGTACCGCTGCCGGTCCCCACCTCCATTCGATTCACCCGTCAACCACGCCTGAATCGAAATGGAGGAAAACTATGGGCTTTCACTATGGATATGAGAAAAGGAAGTTTGATGCAGAATGGACCCGGCTGGAACAGGAATACCGCGCAGCCGGTATGGACGATAGGCAGATCGCGGCCATGAAGGAATATGACTGGACCTGGTTTTGCAGCCAGCGGACCTATCAGAACCGCGTACAGGCCCTTCCCATCGAACAGTGTGAGGACGAGAGCGAGCAGTCCTGCCTGTTCCGAAAATTTGAATCCCTGTCCTGCACCTGGGACACCGGCGATGTGGATTCCCGGCGGTTTGGCTGGCTGTCCTCCCTGGAGGATGAACTGCTGTACCGGCGGCTCTGCAAATTGCCGGAGGACGATCTGGAACTGCTGACCCTGCTCATTGTGGACGGATACCGGCAGGCCGATGTCGCAAGGCTGTGGAACTGTTCCCGGAGTGCAATCACACAGCGAATAAATAAAATCAAGATTTTTTTGAAAAAGGCTTAACAAATCGCCTTTCCCAATGCCTACACATTGAAGGGACAAGTCCTCTTGCCCCTCATTGCAGCTTGACAACTGAATATACGGCATAACAGGTACATAACCCGTATCGAAGCGGAAAAGGCGCGCCGCCAGGACGGTTGCTTGCAGGAGGTGATGACAGACAGGCAATCCGAGCGATCTACGTCCAGCCTTAAACCCGGAGATGGCGTTCCGGGCGCGATGATGGTGCGGGGGCTTAAAGATACTTCCTCACGGCCCGCCAAAGACTTGGGGGGAACCCTGCGGCGCACGAGTAAAACGGCGCTGCGGAGTTATGACAGCTCTGCCGGGAGCGGCCTGTTATGTCCCCATCGTCAGGGGGCGTGGCAAATATGACGAACCATCCAAACAGAATTGCAGCAGCCGTACCGGACGGTATCCAGCGGCAACCGCCGCCCTTATCTTTCGATACGGCTGCTTTTTAACCATAGAGTAAAAACAATTTTTGAACGGAGGTGCGTCTTTATGACCAAACAGACAACCCCGACAAGCTCCTACAAAGAGGTGCGGATCGGGAAAACAATTTATCGCGTCACCAGCTTTTTTTCGGGAGAAAAGGACCTGGGAAAGACGCTGGAACAGCTGGCAGTCAGACGCGCCATGTCGGAAGCCATTCCAGCTGCCAGCGGTTCCAAATAACAGAAAGCCTCGCGGCCTGCCGTATCATTGCGCGGCGGTGGATTCTCCGGTAAGATATTCATGCAGGGTAAAACCTGCGGAGCCATTTTGCCGCACGAGGTATGGATTCTGAGATGGTCGGGAGGTAAAAGAAAGATGATGGATACAACATACAACGTGGGCATCTACTGCCGGTTAAGCAACGACGATGAACGTGACGGGGAATCGGTCAGCATTGAGAACCAGAAGCTGCTGCTTCAAAACTATGTCAGGCAGCGCGGCTGGAATGAGGTCGATGTCTATATCGACGACGGATACTCCGGCACGAACTTCAACCGCCCAGGCGTCAGGCGGTTAATCGAGGACGCAAAGGCAAAGCGGATCAATGTGATTCTGGTGAAGGACCTTTCCCGTTTTGGCCGCAACTACATCGAATTTGGGCAATATACGGATTACCTGTTCCCCTCTCTTGGGTGCCGGTTCATCGCGCTGAACAACGGCATTGACACCATGAGCGACAACGGAAGCACCGATGTCATGTGCTTTTTGAACTTATTTAATGAATTTTACAGCCGGGACACCAGCAAGAAGGTCAAGGCGGTCAAGAGAGCCTGTGCCGAAAACGGAAAATTCATGGGGACCTACCCCGCCTATGGCTACCGGCGTGACCCGCTGGATAAGCACCATCTGGTGATTGACGAGGAAACCGCGCCGGTTGTGCGCCGTATCTTTGAAATGCGGGCATCAGGCATGGGATTTCACGCCATCGCGGTGGCGCTCAATGAAGAAGGGATTCAGCCGCCCGGTGTGCTATACTACCAGCGCAAGGGCCAGAGCGACCCCCGCAGGGTCAACCACAAATGGGCTGACCAGACGGTAAAAAACATGGTCCGCAACGAGGTCTACATCGGGAACATGGTACAGGGCAAAAGCGGCACACTCTCCTATAAATCCCGCAAGCTCGTCAATAAATCGGAGGACGAGTGGATTCGGGTGGAGGGGACCCACGAGGCCATTATTTCGTGGGAACTGTGGGATACCGTAGCCAGTATCGGCAAAAAGAAGGTGCGGAAAAGCGCCCCGTCCGATGGCTGCAAGAGCATCTTCACCGGACTTGTGTACTGCGCCGACTGCGGTTTCAAAATGCGGAACCACATCGAAAAATTCACCTATAAGGATGGCAGGCCGGGACGGTACAGCTCTTTCATCTGCGGCAACTACTCCCGCAGCGGAAGGGGCGCGTGTACCATCCACACCATCTATGAAACGGTGCTGACCCAGCTGGTATTGGAGGACATCCGGGAAAAGGCCCGCTTTGCGGAATATGACCCAGACCGGCTGATGGGCGAGATTCTCCGGCTGAAGGAGAAGGAATCCCACACCCGGCTTTTCTCCTATGAGCAGGAATTAAAATCCTCCTTAGCCCGTATTTCCGATTTGGAGCGCCTGATGCAGAATCTCTACGAGGACAAATGCACCGGCTCCATCCCGCAGACGGTATTTCAGACCCTGATGCAGAAATATGAAGCGGAACGGGCAGAAAAGGCGGAGGCAGTCCCGGAACTGGAAAGGAAAGTCCGGGCGCACCTGGAAAACCAGGTGGATACCGACCGCTGGCTGGAAATTATCCGGCGCTATACCGAAATCTCGGAACTGGACGAAACCATTCTCTTTGAACTGGTAGACCGGATCGAGGTTGGCGATACCCAGAAGGTCAACGGGCAGCGGATTTGTGAGGTCAAGGTTTACTACCGCTATGTCGGGAATGTGGACGGGGCGCTGGCACAGGAAAGGGGGCAGGATTATGGCGAAGCAATATAAAGTCGGTATCTACTGCCGCCTGAGTGTGGATGACGCCTCCAATTCCGCAAAAGCGAAGGGCTATATCCCCAGCGATGAATCGGTGAGCATTGAGAACCAATATGAAATCCTCTCCAAATTCGTCATGCTCAACGGCTGGATCGAGGTCAAGACCTATCAGGACGATGGGTACAGCGGCGGCAATTTTCAGCGGCCCGGATTTTTGGAAATGCTGGAGGACGCAAGGCATGGCCTGATTAACCTGATTCTGGTAAAGGACCTTTCCCGTTTAGGCAGGGATTTTGTGGAGGTGGGCCGTTATACGGATGTCATTTTCCCGTCCCTCGGATGCCGGTTCGTATCGGTTCTGGACTGCCTGGACAGCGAGGGGGACAACACCGATATGCTGCACTTCCGCAGTCTGATGAATGACTACCATCTCAAGGACCTGTCCAGCAAGGTCAAGTCGGTGCTTCATGCCAAGAAGAAAAGCGGCCAGTATCTTGCCGCCTACGCTCCCTACGGATACCGCAAGAGCGAGGAGGACAGACACAAGCTGGTCATTGACGGGGAATCCGCCGCTGTTGTGCGGCAGATATTCCAGATGCGTCAGTCCGGCATGGCCTATGGGAAAATCGCCGCCGCCCTGAATGAGAAAGGGATTCTCTCTCCCCGCTGGTACTGGGCGGTCCATTACGGAAATGGCAGCTGCAAGTATTCCCGGCTGTGGGCTTACGCAACCGTCCGAAGCCTTCTGAACGATGATGTTTATGCCGGTACGCTCACACAGAACTGCACCGGTTCCCGTTCCTATAAGGATAAGACCATGATAAGGAAACCGGAATCGGAATGGATTTCCCATGAGGGCGCGCACGAGGCAATTATCGGGCCGGAGCTGTGGGAGGCTGTCCAGAAAATCAATCAGGCGGCGAAACAGATTTCCGCTAACAATACGCCGCCCCAAGCATCTCTGTTTACCGGAAAGCTGGTCTGCGCGGACTGCGGGCATCCTCTGGTTGCCGCCCGCGAAACACAGCGCCGGAAAAATGGCACTGTCAAGCACTATACTTCTTATTTCTGCTCCCGGTTTGCCACTACCGGACATAGCATCTGCTCCTGGCACCGGATTTTTGAGATCAGCTTGAAAAACCTGGTGCTGAGTGAAATCCGGGCGCATGGAAAAGCGGTTGCAGCCGATGAAGCCGCTGTACTGGATAAGCTGAAACAGCACATCCAATCCGCAAGCGCCGCTCAACAGGAGGACAGCCGACAGGAAATCAGCCGTTTGCGGCGGCGTTTGGAGGAGCTGGAACAGATCACCGCAAAACTTTATGAAGATAAGGTAAGGGGGGCAATCAGCGGCGATTCCTTCTCGGTTCTGATTCAAAAGAACGAGCAGGAACGCATCCAGAAATCGGAACGCCTGGACAGTCTGTTAGCCGGGGAACGGAAAGCCCAGCAGGACATCGCCAATATCCACCAGTGGGCCGGAACCATCCGGCAGTATCTGGACTTGCAGGAACTGAACCGGGAAATCATTGAGGAATTGATTGACCGCATTGAAGTTGGAGAACGAACCGTCATAGACGGTCAAAGACACCAGGACATTAAAATCTACTACCGCTTTGTTGGGCTGGTGTGATTGGGCAAAAAAGCGCCTGACCGCATCAGCAGCCAGACGGAAACATTCTGTAACAGCAACGATATTTGATTGTTGCACACTGATTTGTCGAATTGGAGAGAAATTAGCAGTTTACCCCTCCCAAATGCCTCGTGTTCTTCATGATGTTGCGGAACGGGGTAAAATCGTCATCACCTTTCAGACTGTCTACACCGTCGTTGATGGCAATCAGACGAACACCACGCTGCCGCAAAACCTCCATAACCTGACCGACCTTCAGATAGTCGCGTCCTAACCGGCTCATGTCCTTGATGACGATTGCCTCTACACGCCCTGCCTCCAC